AGCTGGTCTAAGGCGATTTGCCCACAACTCATACCATCAAATAAACTAAGCACCTTCATAATATTTCTGTCTCCCATGAGGAAGTTTGTATTCTTTTATGCTCATGCTTCTTGCTCCAGTCCCATTTACCATTTGGTAATTTATCTAACCTATATTTTTCTGTGACCCATACACGATATATCTCTTCTTTTGTATCCAATGTTCTGTAACTCAAACGGTAACGATAACCATCAGTATTAACACGATTAGAAAAGTGTTGGCAAACATTTGTCTTTAGTTTTTTACCTTGTATTTTAAAGCTGTCGCCGACTTCACCTTCATTTTCTACCCACAAGCATATAAGATCCTTGGCAGTAGCGGGTCTTTTTCTTGCGCAAGGCTTGCCTAATGGAAAAGGCACATCCTTTTCAAACTCTAAATTTATTCCTATCATTATTATCCTCCAAATTAAGCAGAGCGTTGCGTCGCTAGGTCGCTCTGATACCTTCTACCTCAAGGAGAATCAATTGAGATACACGACTTAAACTGACTAGACTCCATACCGATAGGCATCTAAATCATAATCAGTCATTAAAATATCAACTTCCATACTTGGATTTATTACGGCAAACCCTTTGTGTTTCAGATGACATTTTGCATAGTTTCCGATTAATTCTTGGTGTTGATCCCAACCCATTTTCAGGGCCTCATCCATAGCATCATGACGCTTTGGATCATCCAAGACATTATCAAAAAACTCTCTATACATTCTAGACATAATCCATCCTTATTTTTACAGTTAGTAGACATGATATACCTATTTCGGATATAATGTCAAATACTATGAAAGATATACATAATAAATTAGAAACAGATCCACAAAATCTGTCACCAATCGAAGAAATGGAACAGTCTATGCACCATGCAACGACTGCTGTCATTGACCTTATACGCAATATCAATGCGCTACCTGTAGAACAAAGAAGACATATTGATGATATGTTCAAGAGGATAAAGAATGGAGAGTCCAAAGATGTATGAGAAATACTACGACAAAGTTAAACAACTTGAAGTAGGCGAAGTAATTAAAGTAGATCGCAGATGGGGCTTCCCTGCTGTGATAAAATTACTAAACGAATTTGGTTATAAGTATGAGGAAATATTCAAACCTGATGCTACTTGGGCCAAGAACGTCAGGAGAACAGGATGAACGAATTACCAGAAATATTATCAGAACACGAACATGTGATAGTAGGTGATACCTATTACTTTCCAGATATGCCGAATGATATTTATCATAATTCACCAGGCATATCATCATCTACCATAAGAAGGTTTGGCCAATCTCAGATCCATGCCCTCAACGAACAGATGGAAGATTCACATGCTTTGCGCTTTGGTTCTGCTGCCCATGCTTTGATTGTTGAAGGCGAATCAGTTTTCAATAAAGAAGTGGCATGCTTGACAGGATCACCATATACGCAAGCAAACAAAGATTTAAAAAGAGAGTATGAGCAACGTGGCTTAACTGTTATCAATGCAAGTGATAGGGAAACCATTTACAACATGAGAAACAGTCTAGGCACATATGGTGATACAGCACTCAACCCAAATGAAACAGATTATCCTGGGGTCTTCACTAGACCAGCAGAGGTAGCTCTGTTCTGGTGGGAGAACGACATGTTATGTAAAGTTAAATCAGACATGTTGCGTTACCCACTTACTGGGCCCTATGATGATAAGACAATAATTCTTGTAGATTACAAAACCACACAATCAGTAAGGCCAAGAGATTTTACTGGATCTGTGAAGAAGTATCAGTATGAGTTGCAAGCTTCTTGGTACAAAAGAGCTTTTGAACGAGCAGGCTTTACTGTTGCTGACTTTTTATTTGTTGCACAAGAAAAGAAACACCCCTATGCCTCCAAGGTATTCAAGATGAAACATGAAGATATGGAAGCAGGGTGGATGGAGCTTGACAGATTGTTAGGCGAATATAAATCCGTTATAGAAGGCAGACATATGCCGACAACATATAACACACCAGAATTAGTGGAGATTGAACTATGAGTATAGATAAAATTAAACCAGAAGATTATGAAGTAGAAGAAAAATGTGACTTCGGCAAGAATATGGGCGACGATATTAGCGACCAAGAATGGGACAAACAAATAGATGCTAAGGCATCAAACCGTCAAGTAGGTGGCGACCATTATAAAAAACTAGCCATACAACCTGCTGAGTTTTGCTACAGAAATAACTTAAACAATTTAGAATCTGAAGCTATAAGCTACATTACTAGGAATAGATTCAAAAATGGTAAAGAAGATTTAGAAAAAGCAATACATAGTCTACAAATGCTGTTAGAATATATGGAGTAAAAATTAGTTTTTTTATTTTTCATAATCCATAAAAAGAAAGGGAGCCGAAAGGCTCCCTTCTTATATACACTATAAATATTAACCATTCGGAGAATGATAAGAATGGATGTCTATATACTAGATCAATTTACAGATAAAAAAAAGGGGCTTGCGCCCCTTTCTACAACACCTTGTTACAAAGTCGGTGGCGACTTAGGTTTATCTCCACTTGGTGCTGTTGGGCTAACAGAGCTCAGATACTCTCCGATCTTAGTTTTCTTCGAAGTAACTTCTTCACCCTCTTTATTAGTCCAGGTCTCTTCCTTATGGTACAAACCAAGATCTAATGTCTTGTTGACCAGTTGGTGTACTTCTTCAGGAAAAGACTTAAAGCCTACTGATTGGCAAAGCTTAGTGAACATCTCATTTGATATTCTTTTAGCTTCTTCACTAGCTGACCATAATGAATAAAACTCAACATGATCTTTGTTGTTGCCGTTATTTATTTCATAAACAACTCTTACTGTCCAATTACCAGACTGAGACTTATACTTCTCAGCTGTAATGATTCTCGCACTATGCACGCCTACAGGTGCAATTTCTTTTACGTCGATTTGTGGTTTGGTTTGATTTTCTAACCACTCTACTCCATCAAAATCACTCATCATTTCCTCCTATGATTTGAGTTTTAAACCCTAGCTTTTCTATTACGCTAGTAAGGTTAGGTGCTTCGAAGCCATCTAACTTGCCTGACCTATCCTTTGCAGTATAGCCTTGACCGACATCAGTCTGTAGCCATCTGTTTTTTACAATGGCACCATCATCATCCTGCTCTTCTATGACTCTAAGTGCTAACACTTCGTCAAAGAAGTATGTGATAGATTGCCCTAACTTAGTACCAACCATCTTTGGTTCATACTGCATTACATTATCCACATTCATTTTTTCCATCTTAGAAACAAACACAACGTGCATATGTAAATCTCTATAGGCCCTCATGACATTAGTGCATGTTTCTTGCACATTACCATATGCCATTCTTGGATCCTTGTGTCTTGCTTTTTCAAAATTAAGCAAGATTTCTGACATCTCTGAAATAGAGTCTAAGCATACAGTATCGTAAACTAACTCTCCGTTTTTCAAAGCTTCACAAATCTCAATAATTTCTTTTGCTTCCTTTACCTGGATGACATCAATGTCTGTGTTGTCCCTTACAGAGAGCAAACCAGATTCCATATCAATCATCAGTTTCTTTCCTGGAGCAGTCCCGCAAAGCGTTGTTTTACCAGCACCTGCAGCTCCATAAACGAGTATCTTTACCCCTTGTTGATTCACTAAAGAATCAGGGCTAACGATTCTATCTTTAAAAGACATATCAAACTCCAATTTAAATTAATATTGACAATATATTAAACTATAAACTACAATTTGTAAAACAGACAGTTTCAATTTGTAAATTATGGAGAAGAAACCAATATGGCTAGCCAACTATTACTTTAGAAATAAAGTGTTGTCTACTGCATACCTAAAAAAATTAGAAGCTATAAATATACAACCAAAATATAAGGAGCGTGAAGTGAAAAGATATACCCTAAAAGAATATATCGAATTTATTGGCAACAAGGAGGCTGCCAATTTATTTGAGTGTTCTTTGCATTCAGTCAAAGCCTGGCGTTATGGCCATAGGCAACCATCCGTCGATCAAGCAAAAGTAATTATACGAGCATCCGAAGGGAAGTTAGATTTTGAATCCATTTATGGCAATCTCGAAGATATAATTGCTGAATGTTCAACTTAAACCTTACAGAAGACGAGAAGCCTCTAGATTTGGCCCTAGCCTATTATGATGAAGGCCTGTCAGTAGTACCGCTTCTCAGACAGTCAAAGAAACCACCAGTTTTCTTGGGTGGTTGGCATCAATACAAAACAGAAAGGCCCAAAAGAGAGACTGTAATAGAGTGGTTCAAAGATCGTGATGATCTTGTTGTAGCACTTATATGCGGTCGCTTTATCGTAGTTGATGCTGATACACCCGAGGCTATGGGGTGGGTGGATTCTAATCTACCGCCTTCCCCATATAAAGTTGCAACAGGTAAAGGGATGCATTACTACTACAACAATCCCGAAAACTTCACAACCTTTGCAACTAAGCGAACCAATGACACACCAATAGAAAGACTGATAGATATAAGGGGAGAGGGTGGCTTAATTATTGCTCCATATAATAGACATGCTAACGGAAACATATATAGACCAAACACAATACCTGAATGGGACATACACGACTTTGACGACTTACCAGACTTTACTGAAAAAGAATGGGTGCAAATTACAGGTAACGGCAAAAATAATAATGAAGGAGTAAGAGCACCTTTCTCTTTGAGTGGTGTGATGGAAGGTGGCAGAAATGCACACGCAGCATCACTTTCAGGATATTACATATCTAAGGGCCTTAGTATTGATCATACTAAATTCATCTTGCACGCTTGGAACTCTTTGAATGAGCCACCACTACCAGACGCAGAAATAAACTCTACGGTTGAATCAGTCAAAAAAACACACGACAGAAAAACCATACGTGCACCTTTGTTTCAAACGACAAGAGAACATATAGCACCACCTAAGGATTTGTTTAATCCTCCAGGCATGCTGAAAGATATGTACAAGTTTTGTGAAGAGATAGCACAAATATCCCAACCAGAACTTTCAATTGTTGGAGCCTTAGCATTAGCTAGTGTGACTTGTGGCAGGCTTTACAGAACGACCATGAACAACTTCTCATCTTTATATTTTATGGGTATAGCAAAGTCAGGCCAAGGTAAAGAAAATATTAAATCATTTGTTGAAGCTGTACTAAATATGTCAGAGCATTCAGATCTTGTCGTTGGTGATGGCTACACATCATCTGGTGCTGTTCATTCAATACTTAGATATAGACCAACACAAATAACCATAATGGATGAGTTCGGCAAAAGACTTGAAGCTATAGGCGCACAACAAAACACTAATAGAGAAGATGGTATTCAGACTTTGATGGAAGCTTGGGGGAGGTGTCATGGTACGCTCAGACCAGATAATTATTCTTTAATGAGCGTGCCTGACCAATACAAAGACCAAGCCATGAATCGTGTCACACATAAACCTGCTATTACATTAGTAGGTCTTTCTGTACCACAAAACTTTTATAAAGCCCTCAACTCAGGACGTATTGCAGACGGATTCTTAAATAGATTCTTAGTTGTTGAATCAAAAGAACCACGCAAGGTGCAAAGGCTTAAGCAATTCAAAAGCCCACCATTAAGGATCGTCAATTGGGTGAACTACATAAGAAGATCTCGATCAGAATTTGCAGGGGTTGAGCTTAATAATGCAGAGCTTGATTTCAAACCACATGTCATACCTTTTGATCAAGACAGCCAGCAACTACTTAATGAGTTTGCCGAAGAGATTGTCAAGCGCCAAGAAGTATTGGAAAAGGACAACCTAGAACCATTACTCTCCAGGACAAGAGAGAAAGCCATGCGCTTATCACTACTGTGTGCTTTAGCTGACAACGCAGATTGTAAAGAGATACCAGCACATGTGACTCAATGGTGTATCGATTATGTCAGGTACTATGACCTAATGTTTATTGAAGCATGTCGAGACAAAGTAGCTTCGTCAGCAATTGAGTCAAGAATCAAACAAGTATTGTCATTTATCAGATCACAAGGCGAGACAGGAATCTCGAAGCGTGAGGTTGATAGGGGTGAGCTGTTCAGATCCATGAAGTCTTATGAGGTCAAAGAGATTATTGAAAGACTAAAAAATGCGGGTGAAGTTCAGGAAATGGAAATCAAGATTGGAGGTAAAGGCAGACCAACTAAAAGACTTGTGGCTGTCGATCCAACATATTACGAGGATTAATTATGAAAAAACCAAGTTTTGAAACAATAGATGATCAGAAAAGGGAAGAGCGTGTAGCAGGCTATCTCGAGGGAGCCTGGGATGTAACATGTCATAAGTTACCTACAAGCTATGGGCTAGACTACTGGATCGAATCAAAAGATAAATGTTATTGGTGCGAAGTTAAATGCCGAACATTTTCTTTTGAAAAATACGATACTTTTATATTGTCAGTTGGAAAACTGATGAAGGGTGCTATGTATGCACAATCAACTGGTGTCCCATTCATAACTGTATATGCTATGACGGATGGCTTGTACTACCATGAATGGGATCCAGATCATATCTATGATATTAGAATGAATATCAATCCAGATGCAACCTACGAAGAGGACAATGAACCATATGCTCACATACCGAAAGATATGCTAAAATGTTTGAGTGATAAGCCATTAGGCTTGGATAGGAGCGAAATAGGAATATGTTAAACAAATTAAAATCTTTAATAGGCGCAGTTGCGCCAACAATTGGAACAGCTATTGGTGGCCCAATGGGTAATGCAGCTATGAGCATGTTGGCTGATAAATTAGGTGTTCCCAACAATAAATCTGCTGTTGAAAAAGCTGTTGCACAAGCATCACCAGAACAATTAGCAGAAATCAAAAAAGCAGAGTTAGCATTTGAAAAACAAATGAAAGAACTTGAGGTTGATGTTTTTAAATTAGAAACAGAAGATATTCAAAATGCAAGAAGCAACTTTGCTAAAGACTGGACATCAAAGCTATTAGGGTTTATGACAATTGGTGGATTCTTAGGCTATATATTTTTAGTCACATTACAACCACCAGAACAAAATAGTGAGGCCCTAATTAACCTTGTGCTTGGATATTTAGGCGGTCTAGCATCAGCAGTAATATCTTTCTACTTTGGTGCTTCAAACAAAGATGAATGAGATAGTAACTATAATTCAGCAAGTTGGTTTTCCGATTGCTGCTGCTTTAGGATTAGGATGGTTTATATACCAACTAATTATGAGAATCGTGGATGGTATGGAAAATAAACTTGATGTTGTAGACGATAAAGTAGCTGAACAAATAACAGCTATGGAACAACGTCTAGGAACTAAGCTTGACTCACAACATGGTATATTAGTAGCATTAATTGATAGAGTAAGAAGTTTAGATAACGAAATTATCAGACAAGATACTTTAATAAAAACAATACTAGGTGTACCGCAACTTATAGACAGTAATAAGATAGCGAAAGCAGATAGAGATGATCAAAGAAAAGACTAAATACAAACTTGATTGGTACAAGTTAATAGCTTGGATCGGCATAATAAGTTTTTGTTTAGCGTTTTGGATTTGGGTGTTATGAACAAAAAGGACAAAGGTTATTCATACGAAATGCATGAATACTATTTTAACAAGCGAAAAAGAACGGGGTGTCTTATATACTTAATCCCAATCTTATTACTCCCCGTTCTCGCTGATGAAATAAAATTTAAGTTTAAGTCACCAGCATTTAGTGGTGTAGGCACATCACAACATTACCTAACAATTGACGAACAAGAGTTCAGCAGAAAGGAAGCTTTACGTGCAGAAATAAAAGCTATGCAAGACGAATTAGAACGTGATGCTGAAAATACAACACTAGCTAGGTTCTTGCGTAACTTTGAGTCACGTGTGTATGCACAACTATCCAGGCAGTTAGTCGATCAATTGTTTGGAGAAAACCCAGCTGAAGAGGGTAGTTTCACTTTGTTCGACAATCTCATAACTTGGACTAGTGACGGTATAACTATTACAATGACTATATTTAATGAAACAACTGGCGAAACAACTACTATCACTATTCCTATTGGGGACTTTGGTTTCTAGTTGTACTACACACTTTGCATATATCTCACCTTGTCTTAGTAATCCTGATGGTGATTATAAAGATGTTGTTGCATTAATAGATAAGATGGAGTGTTTTTCTAAAAATGCTTTTCTCAACCAACCTATAACAGATGCAATCAAAGAAGTACCACTAGCCAAACAGAGGCCCGTAGTTGCTGTTTATGTTTTTCCAGACGCAACAGGACAACGTAAGTCAATTGATGGGTATGCTAGTTTCAGTTCAGCTTTGACCCAAGCACCAGAAGCATATGTCATTAGGGCCCTAAAACAATCAAGATTTTTCAGAGTTGTTGAAAGAGTTGGAATAGACCATGTAACAAGAGAACGACAGATTATAAGATCTACTCGTGAGAAGTTTGATGAGGACGATCAACAAATGCCCTTGTTATTTGCTGGTCTAATCTTGGAAGGTGCAATAGTTGATTACAATACTAACCTTTTAACAGGGGGAATGGGCGCTAGATATTTGGGTATTGGTAACAGCAAACAATACAGAGAGGATACTGTGGTTGTATCAATGCGCATAGTTTCTGTATCAACAGGCGAGATCTTATTAGAAAATCTTACAACTAAAACCATATTGTCTGTAGGGTTATCAAATGACTTTTTCCGTTATATAGCAGATGGTACCAAGCTTGTAGAGTTTGAAAGTGGTAATGCTATGAATGAGAGCAAGTCTATAGCTTTGCAAGCAGCTATAGAAACTGGTATTGTAGATATAATAGCGCAAGGTGAAGAGAAGAGTTATTGGCAATATATGGAATAATTATGCGTTTATTTTTTTTACTTTTATCGTTAGGGCTGGCAGCAGATGACGAGATCTTTGTAGAACAAACAGGTTCTAATGCGACAATTAAGCTTGAACAGCTTGGTAGTAGCAACTTGATTGGGGGCACGAGTGCTGTATCAGGAACTATGACCGCTCTTGACTTAGACGGTACTGCTATGACTTTGACTATCAACCAGATTGGTAGTAGTAACATATTCAGATCAGATGGTATCAATTCAGACAATGTTACTGGTTACTTTGACTTCCAAGGTGATTCCAACGTTTTAGATATTCTTTTAAATAGCAACGGTGCATATTCAGCTGACTATGCAAATCTAAATTTACAAGTATCAGGTGGTAGCAATATTTTTGATATTGAAATAGCCGAAGTATCTAATGCAGATTACTTAGACTTAGATTGGATTATAGATGGAGATAACAACGAATTTGAGTTTGATATAGATTATGAGAATGCTACTAACTATATAGATATATTTGGAGACAGCAACGAACTTACTTTTAGTGGTAGTGGCTATGCTGGGACAACTTCAAGTGATAGTGGTTACTTTTACCTAGACCTAGACGGTAGCTCAAATACTTTCAACATCACCCAATCATCAACCTTAGCTAGAGACTGGCTAAAGATAACAACAAATGGCTCGAATAGCACTTTCTGTATTGTTCAAAATGATGGTGGGACTTCCACTACTTGCTGACAGTATAGGCGATATTACAGAACTTAGAGGGTATGGCCAAGTCTTTCGAGATGAACCATATCCTGCTGAGTTAAACCTTGACTTATATTCTTATGATGATGTGCAGACAAGAGCTGGACGTATCGGTATTACATTCTTAGATAAATCGACAGTAAGGCTTACCGAACATTCATCTTTAATTATTGATGAATACATCTACGATCCCAACCCGAACAAAAGCAAGATGGCCCTTAACTTTGCTAGTGGGACTATACGCTTTATTTCTGGAAATCTAAACAAAAACAATATATCTCTTAAGACACCAACAGCAGATATAGCTGTTAGAGGTACAGACTTTACCTGTACTGTTGACGAGACTGGTCGGTCTTTGATTATCCTACTACCTAACGAGTTTGGTGATCCAAGTGGAGAAATCGTTGTCTCAACAGCTATGGGTCAAGTAATACTCAATCAACCATATCAAGCAACAACCACCAGGGTCTATGAGCAGACACCAACTAAGCCAGTCACATTAGATATAGATTTAAACTTTATAGACAACATGTTGATTGTGTCACCACCCAAAGAAGAAACCATTAGTGCCGAAGAAACTGTAGCAACAACTGCTGATTACTTAGACTTTAATGAACTTGATGTAGATCTCTTGGATGAGGACTTGCTAGAGGAAGATCCTGACTTTGAATTTACAGAGCTAGATATTGATTATTTGGCTGGTAATTTTCTTGAAGATCTATTAGACATCCTAGATATCTTAGAAGAAGAGAACCAAACAGAGTTGCTAAATGCAGTATCAGGTGTAGATATTCAAGGTACACAAGTAGGTCAAGACTTAGAAACTAACATAACAACTATAATTGATGGTGATAGTATAAAATTAATACGACAAATAACACAAAGCAGTCAACTGACACTAAACTCAGACCAATCGTATACAATAGTATTTACACAAGATGGTGTTACTAGAACCGTAAAGATAAATGGTGGAACTAATTCAAGCATATCTATAGTGCAGGCTTCAGGATGAAAAAACTCTTACTACTCTTAGCACTACTAGCAACACCACTAGTTATGCAAGTACCACCTCTTGAGATACTGAAGCTAAAGACCTTTGATTATCTAGTGCCTGACTATGCACCATCAGGTAATTTCGTTATCCTGGATATAACTGAAGAGGAGGTTAGAGCCGAAGGAGGATGGCCCTTACCACGTCAAAGGTTAGCTGAGATACATCAGGAGATTTTACAAAAGGGCGCACTTGGAGTAGGATGGGTATTAAGCTTCGTTGACAAAGACAGGTTTGGTGGCGACTCTGAATATATTCTCGCAGTTAGTCAAAGTTCATCCTCGATAGTTGCCACCTTCTCTTTTGACAATCAACAATATCCCAAACCAACAGGTACAGTAATACTAGGGCCAGACGTTCAAGGTATTACTTTGCCTGGACACTTACCAAATATTGAGGGTATCTCTGATTATGTATTAGAGGGTGTTGTGTCAGCACCAGTTGATATAGATAACTTAGTTAGACGCTTACCTCTTCTTTATCAAATGCCAGATGGTTGGGCTCCTAGTTTTGGTACACAAGTTCTCAAAGCACTAACAGGGTCTGACACTTATGTTATTAGAACTAACGAATATGGTATTGAAGAAATCAGAGTCAAAGGAATCCCAGCAGTACCTACGGACAGTTTAGGACGAAAGTGGATTAGTTGGGTTGACACACCTACTACTACATTAACAGATATGGATGTTGCAGGTAAGTTTGTTTTTGTTGGAGTGACAGCAAAAGGGATCATGCCTCAACTAGCAACACCAGTTGGTTTATTAGAACCACATAAAATTCAAGCAGCATTATCAGAGTCAATACTCATTCAAGACAGTCCAAGAATACCAGATTGGCATCTAGGTGCAGAATTTCTATTTTTAGTATTTTTTGTCTCTGTAGTTTGGCTTGTAACGCAATCTCTAGGAATTTGGAATGGTTTGATATGGTTTTTTATCATCTTTGGCTCTACGGGCGTGTTAGGGGCTCAGATGGCAACAAGAGGTATTTTGCTTGATTTTTCGTACAATTTGATAGCACAATTCATAACTGGGGCCATATCTTTCTATCTGAACTACCAAAAACAATATAAATTACGCCAGCAAATCAAAAAACAATTTGAACACTATTTAGATCCTGCTCAAGTAAAACGGCTGCAAGATAATCCTGACTTGCTGAAGTTAGGTGGTGAGAAAAGATATTGCACATATCTGTTTACAGATGTCAGAGGTTTTACATCTTTGTCTGAAAAATTAGAACCAGAAGAAGTAACTGAAATTATGAACAAGGCTTTAACAATACAGGCTAATGCAGTTCAACGTAATGGGGGTATGGTCGATAAGTATATAGGTGATGCTATGATGGCAATCTTTAACGCACCTATGGATCTACAAGATCATGAACATATTGCTGTTAAGACAGGGCTTCAAATAAGAGACGAGATAAAAGAAGCAAAGTTAGGTATTGATATTGGTATAGGCATAAATTCAGGGCCAGCTGTTGTAGGTAATATGGGGTCAGATTCACGCTTCGATTATAGTGCTATTGGTGATGCCGTCAATACCGCAGCTAGACTTGAAAGTGCAACTAAAGAACGCAAGGTCGATATTCTTATCGGTGAAACTACAGAGGATATGTGTGGTTATGTTTTAAAGAAACTTAAGCCGATAGAAGTAAAAGGAAAATCTAAACCTTTAAATATCTATACTATGGACTGACCGCCAGTCAATATAGCTGCTCTGACAGCTGGATCTTGTGATAGATTGCCCACGTTTGGTGATTCTATTGAAACGG